AGAGGCCCGTATTAGCCCGACTCGCGCTGGGCCAAGTTTCGGGAACGGAAGCCTGAAATATGGGAGCTAGAGGCACGAAGCCTCGCCCGACAGCCCTAAAGGTGCTCCAAGGCGAGCGGAAGAGCAGAATCAACGCCCACGAGCCCGTGTTGGAGGCCCGAGAGGTCGTTCCGCCGCCTCTGGTGGAGGGCCACGCCCTCGAGCTGTGGGAGGAGTACGCCCCGGAGCTGGTCCGGGTCGGCATCTTGCATGCTGCGCAGGCGGAGGCTTTCGCCGGTTGGTGCATTGAGACGGCTAGGTACGCTCATGCTCGGCGGATGATCGAGGCCGACGGCGGGGAGGTACGGGAGGTCCCCGTCATTGACCGGAACCGCCAGCTCGTGGGGTCTCGGCAGGTGCGGAATGAGTGGTCGCGGGTCGCTGACTCCGCTCTGGCGGCGTCGCTTAGGCTGGCCGTGCAGTTCGGTCTTACTCCTTCGAGCCTTTCTACGCTGAGGGCGCCCGATGTCAGCTCTGCCACGCCGAAGGGCGAGGACATTCTCACGGGGTAGACGCGAAATGGCCCGCCCCGGAGGGCGGGCCGTGCGGGTGGCGGGCGTCCTAGCGGCCCTGGCCGAACCGGGAGCCGCCGACGGGGTAGTTGGTGTCGAGGTACTGCTCGACCTCGGCGCTGGTGGCGAAGGGGCCGTGCGAGTTGTGCGGGGTGATGATGGCGAACCAGCCGCTGCGCTTGTGGGTGATTCGGGCGATGCCGTGGGTGTAGGTCGTTGTCATGTTCTGATTATGCTACAGGCCGCTACAGATTGCAATACTTAGGGTGAAGAAATCCGCCCACAATCAGGCCGCCCTCGACGGCATGTGGCGGCCCCGCTCTCGGGCTGGCCCGCCATGCGGCTACTCGTTCCGCGGGGCTACCTGTAGCCGCCGGGGCGCCCACCATTGCGTCCCGAGGGCCGACCGGGCCTGCTTCTTCTTCGCGGAAGTCCTCGTCCATACGAAAGGGCGGTTCGCTCGGCAGGCGTTCGTCCTCGACGGCTGGCAGGAATGGGAGATCGTTCGGCCTCTCTTCGGGGAGGTCGTCTGGTCGCCGGAGTGGGGCTGCTACATCCGCCGTTTTCGGGTCGCCTACATCTGCGTCGCCCGGAAGAACGGGAAGAGCGAGCTGGCCGCAGGCATCGTGCTCTTCCTCCTCGTAGCCGACGACGAAGAAGCAGCGGAGGTCTACGGGGCGGCGAAGGATACGAAGCAGGCGGGGAAGGTCGGCGAGGTAGTCGTCCGCATGATGCAGCTCTCCCCCGTCCTCTCGGCCCGCCTGAAATACAACAAGAACAACCGGCGGGTCTACGACGTGCGGACGGCGAGCTATTACGAGGTCATCCCTTCGGATGCGGAGGGGGAGCTGGGGGCGAACCCTCATGGCGCCGTCATCGACGAGGTGCTGTCGCAGCCCGACGGCTCCCTCTGGGATGCGCTTCGGACGGCGACGGGGACGAGGACGCAGCCGCTCATGCTGCTAGTGACGACGGAGACGAACGAGCCAGAGTCGTTCGGGGCTTCCACCATCGATGAGGCGGAGCGCATCCAGGCCGACCCCCGCCGCCAGCCCGAAGCCTTCGCCTTCGTGCGTAAGACGCCGCTGGAAGCCGACCCGTGGGACGAGAAGGGGTGGGCGTGGGCTAACCCCGCCCTCGGGAGCTTCCTTTCCGTCGCTGCCCTCCGAATGGAGGCGCTAGAGGCGCTCAACGAGCCCGCTAAGGAGAACGCGTTCAGACAGTTCCGCTTGAATCAGCGCCAGCAGCAGGCTTCCCGCTGGATGCCGATGGTCGCATATGACGCCTGTGGGGGCATGGCCTCGGCGGAGCCTTCGCTCGCCGGGCGGCTCGCTCATGGCGGCCTCGACTTGTCGGCGACTTCCGACCTGACGGCGCTCGCCTGGTGGCTGCCAGGCCGCGGGGAGGGGGAGCCCGCCGAGGTTCTCTGGCGCTTCTGGGTTCCCGAAGCGCAAGTCGACTGGCTCGACCGCCGCACGTCGGGGCGTTTCGGCCTTTGGGTGCGGGAAGGCTTCGTCCGGGCGACGGAAGGCGACGTAGTCGACTACGAGGCGGTACACCGGCAGATACAGGCCGACGCCGCTCTCCTCGACGTGCGCTCCATCGGCCTCGACCGCTGGAATGCGCAGGCGACGTCGAACTGGCTCGAAGAGCAGGGGCTACCTCGGCGCATCGTCCCGCAGACGTACGCGGGGACGAGCGGGGCGCTGAAGGAGCTCATGCGGCTAACGCAGGACCGGGCATGGCAGCATGGAGGGAACCCTGTCGCGCGCTGGTGCTTCGACGCCGTGGAGGTCAAGCGGGATGATCGTGAGAACATCCGGACGAAGAAGCCAGACCGGGCGCGCGATGGGAGGCGGATTGACGCCGTGGACGCTGTCGTGATGGCCATCGAAGGCCAGATGTCCTACGTGGTAGAGGAAGCCCCGCCGCAGCGGAGCCGCCGCCCGGTGTCGTTTTGACCCCCGACGAATGGCTCGTCGAGCTGGAAGCCCGCCTAGACGCCCGCTCCCCCCGAGTCGCCCTCTACGAGGCCTACTATGCGGGCGACCATAGGCTCTCGTTCGTTAGCTCCCGCTGGCGGGAGACTTTCGGGCGGCTCTTCTCCGCCTTCTCCGACAACTGGTGCGCGCTCGTCGTCGACGCCTCCGTCGAAAGGCTCGCCGTCGAGGGGTTCCGCTTCGGGGCCGAGCAGGAAGCCGACGAGGACGCCTGGCGGCTCTGGCAGGCCAACGACCTTGACGCCGCCTCGATGCTCGCCCATACCGAAGCCGTCAAGTGCGGCGAAAGCTACGCCCTCGTCGCCCCCCCGGAGGAGGAGGGCGGCCTGCCCATCATCACCGTCGAGCACCCGGCGCAATGCATCGTCGCCAGCTCGCCAGCGAACCGCCGCTACCGCCTCGCCGCCCTGAAGAAATGGCAGGGCGACGACGGCTACCAGTACGCGAACGTCTACCTCCCCGAGCTCGTCGCCCATTACAGGGCCGAGGCAGGCAAGAAGGGCGCCGCCAAGAAGGCCGCCTGGGAGCCTTACGCGGACGGGGAGCATCGCGCGGAGGAGCCCCACGAGCTGGGCGCCGTCCCGATGGTCGCTTTCTGCAACGAGCCGGGAATGATGACGGGCGGCACCTCCGACTTGCAGCCCGTCATCAAGCCGCAGGACGCGGTGAACAAGCTGATAGCCGACATGCTCGTCGCCTCCGAGTTCGCCGCCTTCCCGCAACGCTGGGCGACGGGTATCGACATCGACCCCGACGACGAGAACGCCGTCGCCAAGCGCAAAGCCTGGATGTCGAGCGCCGCGAACGTCTGGACGGTCGGCGACCCCGCCTCGCAGTTCGGGCAGTTCGCCATCGCCGACCTGGGGAATTACACGAAGGCGATTGAGATGATCATCCAGCACATCGCCGCCCTCACCCGTACTCCCCCCCACTACCTGCTCGGCCAGTCGGGGGCCTTCCCGAGCGGCGAGTCGTTGAAGGCTACGGAGACGGGCCTCGTCGCGAAGGTGCGGCGGAAGCAACTCACGTTCGGGGACGCCTGGGAGCAGGTCATGAGGCTCGCCATGCGCGCGGCGAAGATGGAGCCGGAGGAGGGAGCGCAGGCGGAGACGCTCTGGCGCGACCCCGAGAGCAGAACGACGGGCGAGCAGACCGACGCGGCCGTCAAGGAGCTCGCCGTCGGCATCCCCGAAGAGGAAGTGTGGCGGCGGCGGCTCGGGATGTCGCCGCAGGAGATCGCGCGGGTGAAAGCCATCAAGGCCGCCGAGGAGCCGCCGCCTGCGGCCGAGCTAGCCCCGCTGGGGGAGGCCCCCTCCGGCCTAGAAGCCCCCCCGGCGGGGCCGCTCGAAGGCGAAGCACCGTGAGCATTTCCCCCGCCCGCCGCGCGCGCGGCCTAAAGTCCCATGAAAGGCCCGCCCCGAAACGGGGAACGGGTAGAGCAGCGACCCGAAACGGGAGAGCATGAGCGACACCGGAACAGAAGAACAAGAAGAGCAAGAGCAAGAAGAGCAGCAGCAGGAGGACCCCGGAAAGGACCTCGCCGCCGAAGTCGCCAAATGGAAGTCCCTGGCAAGGCAGAACGAGAAGCAGGCGAAAGCGAACGCAGCGGCCGCCCGCAAGCTCGCAGACATGGAAGAGAACGACAAGACGGAGACGCAGAAGCTCCTAGAGCGAGCGGAAGCAGCCGAAAAGGCCGCCGCCGCCGCCGAGAAGGAAGCGATGCGCGCCCGAGTCGCTCTCCGCAAGAACCTCCCCCCGAAGCTCGCATCCAGGCTGCAAGGGGACACCGAGGCCGAAATGGTCGCCGACGCAGACGAGCTACTGGCAGAGCTGGGGGCGGCAGGCAAGCAGCCTCCTCCCCGCTTCGATGGGGGCTCCCGCAAGACCTCCGAAACGGGGCAGAACGACATGAACGCCCGCATCCGAGAGGCGGCGGGGCGCCAGTAAGACAGCGGCTCAGCCCTGGCAACGGGCACCAGCCGTCCATAGCCCTATGACCTCAGGAGGTCCCGTTGCCCTATTCAAACATCATCAGCCGGACTGATGCGCAGGCCCTCATCCCCGAGCAGGTCAGCCAAGAGATCATGGCGAGCCTGGCAACGGAGTCGGCGGCCCTCTCGCTCTTTCGGCAGATCCCCATCTCCACGAACCAGACGAGGCTCCCCGTCCTCGCCGCCCTCCCGACGGCGTACTTCGTCAACGGCGACACGGGCCTGAAGCAGACGACGGAGGCGAACTGGGCGAACAAGTTCCTGAACGTCGAGGAGCTGGCAGCCATCGTCCCCATCCCCGAAGCCGTCCTCGACGACACCGGCTTCGACGTCTGGGGCGCCATCCGGCCCCTCCTCGAGCAGGCCATCGGCCGAGCCCTCGACGCCGCCGTCCTCTTCGGCGTCAACAAGCCCGCCTCATGGCCCCTCGACCTCGTCGCCGGAGCGACGGCGAGCACGCCCGCGAACACGCAGGCCCGCGGCGCCTCAGCCGCAGCCATCGGCGGTGTCGCCCAAGACCTGAACCTCCTCTTCGCGAAGATCGAAGCCGACGGGTTCATGCCGAACGGCGTCATCGCGCGGACGAGCTTCAAGAGCGTCGTCCGAGGAGCGAGGGACACGACGGGCCAGGCGCTCGCCGACCTCTCCGCTGGCACCCTCTGGGGCGAGCCGCTCCGCTTCGTCGCCCCCGGCATCTGGCCCACGGCCGGTACGGGCGCAGCCGAAGCCATCGTCGGCGACTTCGATCAGGCGATCCTCGGCGTCCGCCAGGACTTCACGTACAAGGTGCTCACCGAGGCGGTCATTCAGGACAACGTCGGGGCGATCCAGTTCAACCTCGCCCAGCAGGACATGGTCGCCTTGCGGGTCGTCTTCCGGGTCGCCTACCAGGTAGCGAACACCATCAACTACGAGCAGGGGACGGAAGCGAACCGCTACCCGTTCGGCGTGCTCACCCAGCCGTAACGACGAAAGCCCCCCCGGCCTCGAAGGCGGGGGGGCTGCTCGCTCCGCCAGAGCATTTCCCCGCTAGCCGAAAGGGCATGCAATGACCGCACAGAAGAAGGCAGAGAAGGCAGCCGACAAGATCGACGGCGACGTCCAAGAGCAGATCGACGAAGAGCAGGCGCAAGGGTTCAAGGGCGACAAGGTCGACCCCGAGCCCGACGAGAGCTACACGGCCTCCGCCCAGGGCGCCGTCAACGAAGCGAAGAAGGAGTCCTAAGTGCCCGATACCACACCGAACGTCGTGACCATCCGGGTGCAACAGCCTGGAGCGGCCGCGGCGGCCGACAAGGAGACGAAGATCGGGGAGGCCCCCTTCGCCGGGACCGTCACCCGGGTCGCCGTCATCCAAGACACGACCCTCACCGGAGCGAACACCGACTCCCGAACGCTCCAGCTCTTCAACCGGGGCCTCGCAGGAGCGGGGACGACGAAGGTCGCCGAGACGGCCTTCACGGCGGGCGTCAATGCTCCCGCCGACGACAACACGGAGCTGACCGTCATCACGGCCGCCTCCGCGAACGTCGTCGTCGCAGGCGACGTCCTCGAGTTCAAGAGCTTGCACGTGGGCGGCACGGGCCTCGCCGACGGCGGCGGGCAGGTCATCGTGGAGATCACCCGCTCCTAATGGACGAGACGACGGCCCGAAACACGCTGGCGGAGATGGTCGGGATGGACGACGTCCCGGCCCTCTCCCCGGCCGCCTTCGAGCTGCTCGTCGACTACGCCCGGGTACGCGACCCGTACGGCCTCCACCCCGACGATTCGGGCTGGACGGCTACATGGAACCTGCACCGGGCGGCCGCTCGGGGCTGGCGGTGGAAGGCAGGGAAGCTCGCCTCCCAATACCAGGTGAGCGGCGGCGGCCAGTCTTTGTCCCGCCAGCAGTGGTTCGAGCATTGCCTGGCGATGGTCGAGCAGTACAAGAGCGGCTCTATCGGGATGATCGAGGTCGCCCCCGGCGGCTACTGGTACACGGACGTCATCGGGAACCTGAATGTCGGCTGAGTCGGTAGCCGAAGAGGCTCGGGCGGAGGCCTACCGGGAGCAGCAACGGCGGCGGCTCGCCTACAAGGTCGCCGCCGAGGCCGCTCTCCGCCCCGACCCGGCTCTTACGGTCGCTCTGATGGACGGCTGGCGGGCGCTCCTCGACTTCGACCGCTTCGGCGTCCCCCGCGTAGGCGTCGAAGTCGAGGCCGACGACCCCTACGAGGAGCCGTCGTGCTTGCCGTAGCCGTCGCCGACCGCCGCATCCTCGCAGGCTCCCCCGCCACGCTCTCCTACCAGTTCCAGGACGCCGACGGTGTAGACGCAGCCCCCGCCGGGGCCGTCACGGTAGGCGTCAAGAAGGCCGACCAGAGCGTCCTAGTGGCCGCAGGAACGGCGACGGGGGGGAGCGGCACGGCCCCGCGTACGCTCGCCCTGGCGGCCGTCAACACCCTCGAGCTGCTCACCGCGACGTTCACCGACGCAGGCGACGGCTCCACCCATGAGCAAGACATCGAAGTGGTCGGCGGCTACTACTTCACTGTCGCCCAGGCCCGCGCGGCGGAGCCCTCCCTCGCGGATACGGCGAGCTATGAGCAGGCCGCCGTCGTCGCCGCCCGCCGCGAAGTCGAAGACGAAGCCGAGCGCATCTGCGCCCGGGCGTTCGTCCCCCGCTTCTGCCGCGACGTACTCGACGGCTCGGGCCGCTCCGCTCTCAAGACGACGAACCCCGATTTGCGCCAGCTCCGCTCCCTCCGCATCGGCGGCACGCTCGTCGACGGGGTAGCCCTCGACGGCCTCGCCCTCGCCGACATCGGCGTCGACCGGGCGGGCTGGCTCATCCACCCCGACTCGTGGCCCGCCGGGGTCGGGAACATCGTCCCCGAATACGACTACGGCTGGGACCGCCCCCCCGCCGAGCTCGTCAAGGCCGCCATCCTCCGCCTCCGCTCCCGCCTCAACATGCCCCGCTCCGGGGTTCCCGACCGGGCCGAGCGCATCGTCCTCCAAGAGGGCGCCACCTTCACGCTCGCGATGCCAGGCGAGTTCCAGACGGGCATCCCGGATGTCGACGCCGTCTACTGGCGCTATTCGAACCGCCAGCGGGGCGTCCCCGACTGGCCGCTGGCGCTCCCCCGATGAGCGACGGAAAGCACGAGGGATACCTCTGCTACGAGGGCGACCTCGACCGGTCGTTCTTCGAATGCTCGTGCGGCTACAAGTCGGAGCCGCGGGCCTCGCATGAGGAAGTCGACGACGACTGGACGGCCCATCTGGCAGAGCAGAAGGCGAAGACATGAGCGCCTCGACCGACGGCTCCCTCATCCCTGCCGTAAAAGCCGCCGTCGTGCTCCTCCTCACCGACGCAGAATGGCCCGCCCTCCGCACCCCCTATTCGACGGGGCTCCCCCGCCCGCTCATCTCGTACACGGAGACGAGAGACCAAGGCCGCGACCGGGTCATCATCGGCGACTCCTCAGACGGCGGCGGCGACCAAGAGTGGTTCACCTTCCAGCCGTCCCGCCTCGAGGAGTTCGAGCTGGCCGCAGGCATCGTCTCCGAAGGCCCCGGCCTCTCGGCGCAGGAGACGACGGAGCGGGCGTTCGCGATGTTCAACGTCTTCGCTCGGGTGCTCCTCACAGCGGCAGTCGAGGCGACCCCGGAGGAGCCCGCTCTCGGCATCGCCGGGATGGTGAGCATCGCCGTCCGCCAGCCCCGCCACACCGACGTCCGGGACGGCGAGGGGTATATGTGCGTCATCGACACCGGCATCCGAGTCCAAGGCTGGGTCGCCCCGAGAGAGGTTGAAGCATGACCGTTCTGGCCGCCATCCAGCCCGCCAAGCTCGCCGTCGGCTCCCTCTACGTCTCCTCCGCCAACGAGATCGAGCTAGGCACCGACGTAGACGCAATCGACATCACGACGTTCGGTACCGCCCCGTTCAAGGCCTACACGCAAGGCCTCATGACCGTCGTCATGACCGCCAACGGCTACCACGACTACTCGACGCTCCTCCCCGACTCCTCCTCCGAGCGGACCCGAGGCCTCGTCGGCTCCATCCAGCCCGTCAGCCTCGCCCCCATCGGCGCCACCGACGGCGCCATCGCCCACCTGACCGTCGGCCTCATCCAAAACACGGCCCGCATCGCCGCCAAGATCGGCGACGCCCCCTCCCTGCAGCTCGCCCTCCAACCCCGAGGCATACCCCTCCTCGAGGGGTTCGTAACCGACCCCGGCCTCGTCGACCGGACAGCGACGTATACGGGCGTCAACGCCCAGCTCGGCGCCCTCTCCGCCTCGCAGAAGATCTACGCGAACATCCACGTCCTCGACACGACCGGCTCCGGCGGCACGCCGAGCATCACCGCCAGGATTGAGAGCGACAACGCTGGCGGCTTCGGCACGCCCGCCACCGTCGTCACCGGCTCAGCGCTCACCCCGACCGTCGGCACCGGCGCCTCCCAGCATCTGAGCGCAGCAGGCCCGATAACGGATGACTTCTTCCGGTTGCAGTTCACCATCTCCGGCACGACCC